ACATCTTTACAATATGGTGCATCTTCAGGATGTGGGGCTGTTATAGAAATAGTGGATGAAGAAGGCGGAACTTTTTCAAAATCCTTTGAAGCTTTAAATAAAGGCTTGGGTAATTTGGGAAAAGAGCTGGAGGCTTTTGAATTAGATTTTGGTTGGATAGTTGAACCTAAATGCAACACAAGTGGATCAGGATCTGTCAAGAAAATTTCTGTGTATACAGAAACTGGGAGTTATATTAACTTAATACCAAGAGCTATGAAGGTTAGCTATGGACAAGGAACAATAAGATACACGCTTGAGTCTCAAGATAATTTAAATAGAGTGGCTGAGGCTAGAGTCGAAGCTAGTGTGGGGCGAGACGATGCTAAAGTTCCACTAAAGCAAGCCATCAGACAGTTTATGAAAGAAAGACTTCCGCCTCCTATGTTGGATGTTGAGTTTGTGTCTGCTGACGATCCTAAAAAAGAATTTGATTTTAAAAATTCTGAGGGTGGAAAGCTTGGACCAAAAAGCGTTTGGCTATCCATGCAACAAAACAAACTTGCAACACTAAGAAGATGGATATCACCACTGAGAACTTCAAACGACAAAGGAATAATAATAGAATATGAAAGAACTGGGAAAATTGTATTAAGAGAAAACCCAGCACCAGACAAGTGTGCTGAAAATAATCGTTGCCCACAATCGATTGGAACCTATATTGTAAATGGTGGGAAAAATAGCAATGTTATAGAATTTGCTCCTCAAGTGGACTGGAATTTAACAGGCGCGAGTGGAACGGGTGGATCTTCATCACCCGCTAGCGGAGCTGGAAAGAAGAAAGAAGGTTTAATTTGTGGAAAACCAAATAGAAACGATAAAGTGGGAGCTGCGTCTGGCGTAACTGCCGCCGGCACAATAAATTATTTTGCACCGGATGAAGCTGCAACAAAAGCTGAGCGTGCCGATGCTGCTAACGAAATAGCACTCGGTCCTTTAGAAGGACACAACGCTATTGAAGCAGAACTAACTGTTTTAGGTGACCCCAGAATTGTTTTTCCAGATCAATTAAATGGAGGTGACGTTATGTCGATAATAGTCATAAATCCATTTCACCTAAGACCCAAATCAGTAGATGGATGTCCAGATTGGCTTGCAGAACCTATTTGTAACGCAACATTTAGCAATAGATTTTGGCTAATCAAGGGTGTAGATCATCAAATAAGTGCGGGCTCTTATAAAACTACTTTCAAGGTCATGTTAGACGTGCCGAACGTGCAGCTTGATATTGATGATCCAATTGGTGGTAAAGATAGCGGCGGACCAACACTTGACATTAAAACAGCTCCGGAACAAAAATAAGGAATTTAAAAATGATTTACAAAGATTATGAAACCAGATTAAAGGCTATCGAGAGTAGGTTTTCTAACTTTTTATATAATACAGCAGCAGTGGTTCAAAGCACTTTGAATGATGGTGTTAGAGTGCTTGTACAAGAAGAAACTTTAAATGGAGTTTATCTTGCTTTTTGTATAGACACAATCGATATATGGAAAATGAATAGAATAAGATTTTTTTGTCCTTTTATTCATAATCCGTACAGACCACTAAAAGAATTTCCTTGGGCATACCCAATATCAAGCATGGGTGGATTTGACGATTGTGGTTTGAACTGGGTTCCTCCGGCAGGTAGCACTGTTGCAATTATGTTTGAAAACGGAGATCGAAATTCTCCTTACTATTTAGGCACGGTTTGGCATAGAAACAGAGGACCTCAAGGTAAGCATAATTGGTTGTATAGTTCAATGGGTGGACCAAAAAGTGAATATAACGAAATATACGAAGGAAAAAGAAAAGGTTATTTAGTTGGGGCAAACGATGAAAGTCAAGTTTTACCTCCTTGGAATACAGAAAGTTATAATGGGTTCGATCTAAATTCAATTGTAGATTTCTCAAGTGACCCAGAAGCTCAAAAAAGAATAACATATCCAAATATTTACGGCTTTAAAACACCAGAAAAACATATGTTTAAAATGGTGGACGGAGATGCTAAGTGTAACAGAAAATGGAAGAGACTAGAGATAATGTCCAGTTGTGGAAACTGGATGATGTTTAAGGATGATCATCTTCATTATGGTGGTCAATGGGCTCACACCAGTTGTGGAGCCAAGGCTGGTGATGTGAGTTGTGTTCAAGGACAAGATGAGGGAAGCCCAGAGGACGATACGACTAAACAGTATGGATTAATAAGCAGGTATCAATTACTTACTGGCGAAGGTGTTGACACAGAAGCTATTTTTGGAACAGTTGCAGGCAGAGTTAATGATGCCAACACTACAAATTCAAGTGCTCAAAGCTATGTTCCAAAAGAACAATTAGATTGTGATGGCAAAACAATTAATAAAAAAATTATAGGAGGTCATCCTAGCACTGGTAGCCCTAACTCAAAATATCCGGATAGCCAGGTTGGCGACAATCCTTATTTTAAACATGAAAATGAATGCAGACCATACAAAGGTCCAAATACACCTCAAAACAATAAGTGTGATTTGCCACAAACTGGCATACAGTTCATGAGTATATCTGGGCACACCTTTGTAATGGATGATAGCGTAGAAGAGCCTTCTGGTGGTATGGATTGGACAAGATCTACAAAGTCTTTTGATTTTGGTTGTAATAATACTTTTGCAGGAAGAATGTATCTCAAAAGTGCAACAGGACACTCAATAGAGATTAGTGATTTAGAAACCAGTGGAGATACACCAGTCAGAAGTGAAAACAATTATATAATGCTCAAGACAGCAACGGGCAATAAAGTAGAGTTGAATGACCACACAATAGCTCCTTGCACGGCTGGCTCAAAAAGAGGAATACATATTCAAAGCACATCTAATCACACACTGGATATGTGCGACGAAGCAAATGAACAATGCTCCGAAACTCGCAAAGAAGGCGTTGCTCCCAAAGCTGCTGCTAAAAAAGCTTATGTTAAAATGAGAACAGGATATGGCTTAGAGATAATGATGAATGATTCATCTTCTCAAGAAGAAACACAACAACAATATATTCAGTTACAAGCTCCTCAAAAAACAAAACCTGGTAATTGTGGACCTCATATAATAAGAATGCAAGAAAGCAACAACTCTGAAAATTCTTACATATACTTACGTTCTGGGGGGAGGTATGTTGTTTCTACTTGCAAAGATAAAGTTGAAATAATAGGAGATCCAGAAAAAAATCCATCTGACTATGTTGAAATAATCAGTAGGTTAAAAGTTGTTTCTACCGAAGATTACTATGTAAATGTTACTAAGAAATCACATGTGTTTGTTGCAAATGAGAAAATCTTACTACTTGCCGGAAAAGATTGCCAACCAAAAAACAGCGATGATGGATGTGTACCTTGCTTGGGTCCGGTAGTAGTTTATGTAAACGGATGCTTAAGACTAAGTGATAGGGTTTACGCAAGCTCAAGTTGCTCTGCTCCTGCGGCAAGCATATTTAGCATGAGCCCACTAACTCTATGTCCAACAGATCCTTGCTGCGAATCTGTTGCAGGAACTCCAGCTGATAAGGCTGCTGATGAGTCTACACTAAGAGCAAAACAGGCTATTACCACCGGAGAAGCTTCTGAAAATCAAGCTTCTGGCATTTGAAATAAAAAACAATAAGCTTATATAGTGTATGGCTAATTTTCTTGGTTTACCATATCCTGTAACAAAAAATCCACTTGGTTTCTTTAAAACTCAAAGTGGAATCTCTCAAATAAAATCAGATCTATTGTCTTTATTACTAACAAATCCTGGTGAACGGGTTTTTCTTGCAGATTATGGAACTCCTTTAAAAAGATTGATATTCGAGCAAAATGATGCTGTTTTAGAAGCTACTGCAAAAAATATGATATCTGACTCTATATCTAGGTGGGAGCCTAGAATAGCTGTCAGCCAAATAGAAGTTTCTAGGGAAGTTCCAAACAGTAGCTTGAATGCGATGGACCCAGGAGAAGATGTAGATAATATATTATATATTAAAATAACATTTGTGGATCCAGAAAAGATATCCGAAGTTCAAGAACTAAGACTACAAATTCCACTAACTTAAAAATTAAAAACTATATTATAATACCATGAGTAACTGTCCATTTGATATAACGCCGTATGCACAATCGCAAACTATTAAAAAACCAAATATTTTTAATTTAAACTATACAAATCAAGATTTCTGGTCGATGAAGACCAGGCTTGTTGAATTCATAAGACAAAAATATTCTACAGAGTTTAATGATTTTGTAGAATCGTCTATTGCAGTGATGCTTATAGAGAACTGGGCTTTTATAGCAGATACTTTAAGCTTTAAGATGGATCAAATAGCAAATGAAATATTCATAGACACAGTAACAGAACTTGAGAATGCATTTAGGTTATCTAAGCTTGTGGGTTTTCAGCCACAACCACCAATAAGTGCAAAATCACTTTGGACAGCAACAATAAACAACACACTAGATTTTGATTTAGTTATACCAACACCTTTTGATATAGAAACAGTAAGTGGAGACACTTTAATAAGAATAGAATTGTTTCCTTCTGATGCTGACAATAATCCAATTCTTGATGATGATATAATAATACCTGCTGGTGGCTTTGTTAACGCTAGCATAGTTGGACTTGAAGGAGCAACAAGAACAGATACAGCTGATGGAACTGGTCAGGTTGGACAAACTGTTAAATTAAGTTATCTTCCTGTAATATACGATTCTATTCGTGTTTCTGTCGATGGTGTTAGATGGCAAGAAGTAGATTATTTTACAGACTCTCAACCAAGAAGAGAATATAGAATTGAATTCGATTCAACTTATACTGCTTATGTTATATTTGGAAATAATAGAGCTGGACTTTTACCATCACAAGGATCACAAATAGTAGTAACATATAGGACTGGCGGGGGTTCTGTTGGAAATATAGTTGCCGGTAGCGTTACCACTCAAACCATAATTAATCCTCCTAATTATGAAATAAGTGTTCCGGTAACTTTCAACAACTACACAAAAGGTCAGTATGGATACAATGGGGATACAATAGATGACATTAGAAGAAAACTTCCTCAATATTTAAGAACTCAAAATAGAGCAGTCACCGGTTTGGACTATAAAACATTATCAGAACAATTTGCCAGCCCATATCAAGGGCAAATAGGAAAATCCGTTGCATCTTTAAGAAATTATGGCTGTTCAGCAAACATAGTTGATCTTTATATTTTAGCAAAACAAGATGAACAAACTTTAGAAAAAGCAAGCGATCAACTCAAAGATGAACTCAAAACTTATATAGAAGCAAATAAGATGATAACAGATTTTGTTTGCATAAGAGATGGATCAATAATATCAATCGATGTCTCTGTAGATATTTTCATAGATAGACTTTATAGAAAATTTGAAGATGAAATAAGATCAAAAATTACAAGAAGATTAACCGATTTGTTTTTATTGAGCAACTGGGATTATGGCAAAACAATAAGAGATGTAGATATTATTAAGAAGCTATCTGATGTAAAAGAACCTGATCATTATGAAGTTTCTTTTACCACCGATATAGATGCAGCCGCTTCTATCATAGCTCCTAAATTCAATGAAATAATAAGACCTGGGACTATTTCTCTAAACTTCCAGTATGAACAATTACAATGAAAACCTTAACAATTGATCAAAATCCCTCTGTAGCAGATAATGTTCTGTTTAGTTTAAAAACAACAGACGAAAATAATAATTTAATAAATCCTTATAAGTTACAAAGCATAGAAATATACTTTGTAGAAAGAGACTTTGGGGACACGGAACAAAAAGAATATAATTTTGAAATAAAAAATAATAATTCATCTTTAATAATCGAAGGTGATTTAACTGCAGATTCAAGGACTATAAATAATCTTACATATAACAAAAACTTAAAAGTCGGTATGCTGGTTGAGGGAGATGGTATAAAGATTGGAACTACCATTTCTTTTGTTATAAACGAAACATCAATAATGATTTCGTATCCGGCTACTAATACCCTGACATCTAGTTCGTTGAAATTTAGCGACGTATCTTCAAGCGATCCAGTATATTCTGATACTTTTTATTACAAAGGAGTGATACCAGTTAAATCCGTAGGAAATAGTATTAACCCTGCGTGGTTTTCCGAAGACACTGCTAATAGTTTAATAACGAAAACTGATTCTATTGGATTTTTTGAATATATCTGGAATCCAATTGGCATGAGAGAAGGAGATTACTTTGTATGTTGGAGTTGGGTTCCCAGAATAGGACAAGATCTTTTTTCTGATAACATTAAATTTAGTTTAAAATCTTCCAACGCAATATCTACAACATCCCCGGCACATCATACCACTCCTGGTAAGTATGAAGCTTTATTAGATAGATATCTGCCAGAGATGTACAAGGTAATGTTGACAGACAACGACAGATCTCCAGATGTTCTTAATAAATTCAATAATTCTGTGGCTCAGGGATTTACTGTCTTGGAAGATATTGGAAACCAAATAGTAGATTTGCTGGATTCTAATGCTGTCGGTGAGTATATGATAACTTACCTGAGTAATACATTAGACGTAAAACTAAAAAGTCAGGATCCAACATTATGGAGGAGACAGATTAAAGAAGCGGTCCCTCTTTATAAGAAAAAGGGAACTCTTGGTTCTTTAAAAGATAGTTTTTCACAGGCGGGGATGAGGCTTATAAGCCTACAAAATTTTTGGCAAATAACTTCTCCTTTTTTTACTCAAGAGTCATTTTTTGTTTCAGACTCAGACACAAGCATTTTTAAGCTATCGAAAAAACCAGCCTCAATAACAAGCGATTATTTTGAAATATATTTAACAAAAAATGATATAATGGAAGCAACAAGTATCGATATATCCAAAATAGAAGTTTCGGAAAATGAGTATGGAGACTCTTTTGTTAAAATTAATGATAGTGTGGGTTTAGGTTCCGGTGATATTATTAGATTTTCATATTATTTTAAAATTCCATCTTCTTCGGAAGAGTCTATTGATACCTATATAAAAAATCTTCAGCTTGCAGATGAAAGAGAAGAAAAAACTATTGTTGATGGTGAAAGTGTTTTGACAATACCATTAAAAAATTGGAATGTTAGATTATTATCCGATAATGATCCTATGATTAGTTCCATATTAACTAAGCGTCATCCTTTTATTAAAAATATAGTTTTTGGCAAGATAAGAACAGAATTTCCATATAGTGAAAATGTTTATAATATGGACGAGTATAACGGCTGTTGTGTTGGCTCGACTCTGGTTGTGACAGAAAATGGAATTAAAAAAATAAAAGATATAAAAGATGATAAGTTTATTATGACAGAATTTGGATTTAAATCATTCGAAGAACTAAAAAATCAAGGCAAAAAAGAAACATTTAAAATTACCACTAATTTGGGAAGAAGCATCTCTGTAACACCTAATCATAAATTTAAAGTTTTAAGTGAAAGCGGACTCAATTGGAAAGAGTCGTATCGGCTAGAGGTGGGAGATTATGTTCTGTGCAAAAAGGGAAATTGCAACTCTATTCCAAAAAATAAAGGTTTAGATAAAGATTTGTGGTATTTAGCTGGACATCTCTACGGCGATGGAAATTTGTATCAAAAAAACAACAACCTTAGATATTTCAGATGGTTAATTTCTGAGAAAGAGCCAGAGATAAAAGAATTAATTTCTAGAATACTAGAAAACAATAATGCAAAATTTCAAATATTTTGTATCGATAAGATTAAACATCAAGGGCACACAAATTTTAAATGTAACGAAGATCTATACAGAATCTCTAGCTCTAATGTTGCTGTTCCTATTTTGGATGATATTATACCAAAATATAAAACAAAAGGAAAATGGAAAAAATCATTGCCCGCTTCGATATGGCAAAGCGGCGAAGAACAAATTTGCTCTTTTCTACGGGGTATTTTTGATACAGATGGAGGCATACAAAAAAGACAGCCTTTATTGACAACAAAATGGAAGAATTTAGCGCAAGAAATTCAAAACTTGTTACTAACAATTGGAATTATTTCTTCTGTCACTAGCTATAGAGTTTCTTGGAAGGGGAGAAAAAGAAAATATTTTAGAGTTAGAATTATAGGAAAGAATAGTAGAAATTTATTTGCCAGTAAAATTGGATTTAATTCATCAACTAAAAATAAATCTTTAGTTGATGCTGTTGAATTAGAGAAAAAGTCAATTTTAGAAGCCGACCGCACCATAATTCCTTTTGGAGACAAGATAATAAAAAACATTTTTCCTTTTAGGAAAAGAGTATCAAAAACAAGAACGGCAGATAGAACAAGAGAAGAAAAAAGAGTAATCACTTTAATAACTAGGCTGAAGCAGGGTTATCAAAAAACAATTCCAGACAATATAGTTTTTGAAATTTATCAAAAAATTCAACAATTTAAAATAAAAAGTTTAGAAACAAAATTTATTGAAGATTATGTTGATAATAATTGGTTTTTTGAAAAAATTAAAGATATATCACCAGGTTCTTATGAATATGTTTTTGACCCCTTAAATGTAAAAGATACCTCTTCTTATATTTCTAACGGCATAGTGTCTCACAATTCAACGAGAGACAGCTTAGATCCATGTGATATAGACAAAGACTTTTTAGATCCATGTTCATATTGTAGAAGTGGAAAATTCGATATAGACCTGGAAGTGGAAAATCTGTCAGACGATAGAATATCTGAAGCTAATAATATTATTGCCGAAAACACTCCTTTTCATTCAATATTAAAAACAATAAATTTATATGGAGGTCAAAATGAGTTCGTCACTCCTCCAATTGAAGATTATGATGTATTAATTGAAAACACCGGTCATGAGTCTGTTGTTGCTGGTGCCACCCAACAGTGGTTTTACAGAAATAAACTTCAAAATCAATTAAAGATAAGAAGTGATATGTCTTCAAAAGAATTAGTATTTTCGGGAAATTTAAATTTTAAAAATGAAAAAATAGTTTTATTTAGTGGAGATTTAAATCTTGCAGACATGCCCATATCAGAAAATTGTTATTTAGAGGTTACTTCTGGTTTGAACTATGGTGAGTATCTTGTGTCAAGATCTGATAATGTGGTGGTTGTAAACTCTGTTGATGAACCATTGAGTGTAGCGCCATTTAATTTTAAATTATACAATAAATTATTTAGTTATGAAACAGAGTTTGTAACAAAAGACGATATAATAGAACTGTCTGACAACACTGTTTCTTTCAAAGATTTAAATATAACAACTTTGCCGAGCAATGATTGCCATAAAGTAAAAATTAACATTGATGGAGCATATTACAATTTTGATATAAAAGAAATTTTGCCAAATAACAAACTAATTCTAGATAATAGCAGTATTGCAATAACAGGAAATATAAATAATAAAACATACTCGATATTAGATGAAAATTTAGACCCTATAATTATTAAAGAAGAAGACATAACTAGCACTTGCAATATTTTGCACTCAAATAGATCTAAAGTTAGATTTAACAATACAGATAAAATGTCTGTTCTAAAGAATGACAACAATTACATATTCTTCAGTGTTTCTGGGGTGAATTATTTATGTAAAATAATAGGCTATTCTGTTGATGAGGATCTACTTTACATAGACACTTATGATGGAGGTAATTTAGGTTCTACTAACTTGGAATATAGACAAATTTTATTGCCATCTTCCGAGGGTTATTTTGCATGTATAGGCTTAAAGGCGCAATGTTCGACCAACCTTGAGCAAAATCTCAGCATAGTTAACGGCAAAAATAGTGATAATTCAGTAAAAACTATTTCTGATAATTTCAAAGAAGACTTTTCTATTTTAGTAAAAGAAGTTTATGATGATCCATATATAACTTTGAATTCTGTTGATAATTACTATTTTATTTCAGATATAGATGGTCCGACAATCTGGTTGTCTGGTCTTTTTGAAAATTTCGGTACACAAGGCGTTGAAATGCAAGTTGAAATTTACAAATATATAAAAACCAACGCTGTTGTTAATGAGGATTATTTAAGCCTACCTGAGGCACAATTCTCAGTAGACAGAAGCGGAAAAGAAGTTGTAAGTCCAACAGATAATTCAGGTGTATCAAATTACATGGCTCAAAAAGAAAGTGTGTGCTTTGAAATAACAACATTGGATGGAATTAGACAAAAGGGAGAATTATGAGAGAAGAAAATCAAAGAGTGCAAGGTTTTGTTGACGTTTGTATAGAAGACTTAAATAAAAATAAAGTCTTTTACACAATGAAAAATACAATATTAAAAAAAGGAAAAGAAGCATTAGCTATGAGTTTAGCTAACGAAATAGGTGACATGTACTCTTTTTATGTTTCAAAAATGATATTTGGAGATGGAGGTACTCTAAACTCTTCTCCGAAAATAGTAGACGGAGATAGAAATGCCTTGTTTGGGCAAAAAGTAATATCAAAACCCATAATAGCTAATATAGATCCATCAATAACATCTCAAGTTATATTCACATCAGTTATAAAATACTCAGAAGTAAACGGCTCTGTTTTAAATGAAATGGCTTTGGAAATGAATAGCGGTGACTTATACAGTATGGTGACATTTCCAGATTTAACAAAAACTGAAAACATGCAAATAACATGGAATTGGCGAATTAATTTTCTATAGTTTTCTGTCTTCATTTTTTATATCTAAACGATATATATCTCTATGCAGAATAACGATGAAAAATCTTTTAAACCCTTGAATTTAAACAATCAAGACACTCCTTTTTATCAACCGGGTGATCCTTATCATTGGGAATATGACAATAAGCCCTTAAGGTCCTTGATGAAAAGGGATGAGATAATTGCCCAGCAAGTAAATAATGTAACATCAATATTAAAAAGTTTGGGAGCAGATACAGGAGATTTACTAGCTAGATTAGCCGTATCTTTAAATTTAGACGGAACATTAAAGACCGAAGCGGTGGATTTATCCTTACATTGTATATCCGAGCATACAGATTGCAACGGATACGTAAGAATGACAGATGAAGAAAGAGCCAAATTAGCATCTATTGTAGCCGGCGCTACAAACA